AACGCTCGATCAATATGTAAAGTGCAGCTAACGCATACACCAGGCAGTCCAGTGCTTCGTTGCGTCGACCTTCGTTGTCGTATGCAAACACTATCCCTTTACGGGTTTTCTGTGCTTTTCTGACTTCTGAGACTAACTGCATGCAGACATCCTCAGGGCAGATGCCGTCATCCAACGGAAGATGCAACGATCTGGCTTCGCCAACCGGCAAAGATATGTCGCTGTAAATCTGGTCTTTCGCAGTATCAGTGCCGACAGATGTCAGGAAAACACCTGCTGGTTTTGTGATCTTGATTGGCATTCGCTGAATAGGCTGACCGTATTCGTTAGCACCGCGAACAGGTATTACATGCAGAATGCCGATGCGTTTCGACATTTCGTAAACCACTTCAGTCCGGTGACCACCGATATCCCAGCACCATTTTTTAACACTGAGCTCTTCGCCATTTGCTTTGCGGTAAACGCGCCGGCAGATTTCCTCCATCTTTGTTTTAGAGGCGTCGTCGCGTGGATCACCCATCACTATTTGACGAGCAATCAGGTACTTTTGCATATCCCAGGTGAAACCCCAGACATAAGCTTCAAGCCGGTTATCTTGGGTGTCTATCCCACCCGTCAGAATTACAACTTCATCCGGTACCTGAGCAGAGTATGATTCTCTGCGATCCATCAAATGTTGATGGCTAATCCGCTTTGTGTGCTGAGGTTGCCAGAGCAACCCTAGCGTTAAGTTCCAAAACGCCTGCAGCTTGTCGACGTCACCACTGATGTCTAACCACTCCCGAACAAGCTCTATCCAACCTTCAGTCAGGTTCAGCGAGTACAGTGCGGAAATCATAAATCCAATACGCTGGGGCGCTTTAATACGTCGGCCTTCAGCGTTGTAAAAATCTATACCGTTCTTTGTCCATGTTCCGGTGTTTGAGCAAATCCATTTGCCCAGCTCCTGCATCTTTGTCAGCGAGGAGTAGTAGATCTGGTCTTCACAATGGCGACACTGATAGTAAGCAGTGGCCGCAGCTTGTTCTTTAGGTAATGTGCGATCCCACTTCATCCCGAATGGAGTGTCTTTACCACCCCATTCCAGCATTTGATATTCGCCACAATGCGGACAAGGTAGGTGCATTTGCAGCACAACGTCTGCATCACCCATTAAACGCTCTAAAGTCGACTGACCAACGGTTGTTGCAGTAGAACCGAAGATGGCTTTACCAAATGCAGCGCCCCGGATCCGTTCACGCATTACGCGGGTGTTATCACCCTCGCCGCTATTAATCTTCCAAGCGTCAATCTCATCACCACAGATCACCTGTTTGGTCATCATGCGGAAGTTGTTCGGTGTATCTGCACCAAGAATGTCGATACTAAAACCAGCGCCGACTTTCTTTTTGACGTTGTTGTATTCGTTAGTTTGCTGCCAGTATGGCAGCGCTTCTTGCATCACTGGCACAACCCTGATCACAGGGTCGAATTCATCCAGCGTGAACTGCTTGGCTAACCTGTCGTTTGGTTCGTAAACAACACTGGACCGGCGCTTATGCTCAGACAGATACATGAGAGCGCAGCAAAGCATTTTGGTGTAGCCGATCCGTGTCGGCTTCTGTACGTAAATTTCCTTTACTGCATCGTTACCCATGCAGTTAAGCATTACGACCTGAAGCGGCTGAGTGATCCACTTACCACTAATTTGTGAGCTGCCTTCAGGTAGATAGAAATACTTATCAGCCCATTCGACCGCTGTCATCGGCACTTTGGTCATCAAGGGACTCAGCCCCTGGCGAATCGCCGATGTAATCGCTGAAGTCCAACTCTTCGTGGTTAATTTGGATATCAGCTGCTTCATTTTTACACTGCGCAATTATGAGTTTAATGGCCTCGACTGCTTCAATTGGCATATCTGGCCATGCCCTTTTGATGCGCGGCAAAAGAGAATCAAGGTTAGAAGTAAGTGCTATAGCTGTTCTGGTAAGCACATCGGCCAGTAATTGGATTGGTGCAAATTGGCGAAGGTGCACCGCCAGCTTAAACTGACGCTCTTTAATGATCAGTTGTCGATCGGAGTTCTTTAAACGCTTCTCTTCGATCTCCAAACGCATCATTTCAAAGGGGTCTATTTCGCCTTTCTCTGGTGCGCCTACCTGATTTTTAACTTGGTTTTCTAAATGACGAATCCGCCAAAGAACCACGTCTTTTATCTCGTACCCGCCCCGCCCCTTAGAGTCAGGAAAGCCGGGCGTTCTGGCCCAGTTCTGGATCGTGCGTGTCGTCACTCCAAGGTAGTCGGCTACTTCACTTTGTGTTGCCACTTAGCCTCCCAGAGCTGACGCTTTTCACACCTCCAGAAACACGAAAACGAAAAGGCCTAAAAACTAAAATTTGATCGATGTACGAAAGCCTGCGCGCTTCGCACCCGCAGTGATCGAGGGGGTGCGGCACAGTACCTTTTTTAAGTCGTTGATTTTGCTGCCCTTCATGGCTTGCCCTTCTCAAGCTGCGCCATGCGGGCCTGATGCTCGCGCTCTTCCATCTTGAGGCGACGACTCTGCACCCAGTAGTTCAGCCCCCACGTGGCAGCAACACCGATGATGCCAGCTATAGCTGCCCACTCTGATAAGCTAAGTGCGCCGACAAAGAACGAGCCACCTGAAGTGGTGTAGCTGACCGCTGTTACTGCTTTGTCTGACATGATTTTGAATCCTGGTTGCATACCTGAGCCTCCCGCCACTTGCGGTATCGCTGAACATCTGTATCGCATAACTTGATATCAGTGATCAGCTGCAGGGTGTACTGCAAATGATCGTGGTTTGTTGTGCCACTAAAGGGCCGCAGTGCGCAGCCCGATTGTAGAAAGTTTGCTGGTGGTAGAACCGTCACTGTCTTTGTTACTGTGATAGTGCGGACTTCCACTGGCTTGGTAGAGCAACTGGCCAGCAGCATCAGGCACAGCAGCGCTAGCCCACGCACGAGTAGGATCATGTTCGGATACCTTCAGTTCGTTACTGTTAATCATCACAGCCAGATGCTGTTCGTTGATCTGGGTTTCTGATTGCTGGTGCTCAGTGTTAAGGTCAGCAACTAAAAGCTGCTCAGCTACTGCTGCCTGAGCCTGGTCATTTAGGTTTTTAACTTCAGAGGTCAGGCCGTCTACTTCCAGTTTCTTGTTAGCTAAATCACCAGCCTGTTTGGTTACTAAGTTGGTTTGAGTAGTCAGCTCTGAATCAAGCGACCACACTGTTAAACCCAAGCCAGCCATCGCTATGACTGAGCTAATCAATAACGCACCCGTTAAACTAATTTTCATTGCTGTAAATCCCTGAGGCACACAGTTCGCTCTTTTGCACGGCGTGTGCGTAGACCGTTAGAAATCTTTCCGTTTATCTTCGTCCATACCAGCAACTGATCGCATGCTTGATGCCTCATGCCAGCATTGAGATAAGTGAGCATTGTTGAAGGTTTGCCATTGCGGAGCACAGCAAAGCCATCCCGCCCTGGACGAGCACCATCTTTGCGTCCATAACCAACGTTGTAGATGAAGCTAAGGTATGCGGCGTGCTCACCCTGACTAAGAGGAACCTTTACTACTGAAAGTAGTTGTCTGTCTTTTTCCGCTACATCCTTACCAAGCTGATTAACACACTCATCATGGGTAAAGGTTTGGCCCATACGCAGCTCATTGCCTGTATGGCCAAAGCAACTTGTCAGTATGTTTGCTGGATCAAGGTACACTTCGCTGATTTCGTTCTCTTTAGGTCCACCTTCGGATGGCACTATTAGGTAAGCACCAGAAAAGGCCGCCGCTGCCCCCAAGCCGATAGCAGCAAGCTTCTTTTGTAGTGAGTTCATAATCCACCAATAAAAAAGCCCCAGACAATGAGTATGGGGCGAATGCAACAGGCAACGTTTGGGCAACAAAAAACCCGCCTTTTAAGCGGGTTCTTGCTGAGTCATTTCCGACCAGCTTAGGTAAAAGTACACGATTTTAACGGGCAAAAACAGGTAAAAAATTACCGGTTCCCAGACTTACAGACCAATTCCCATTTTTAAACGAAGATCGCTCCATGAATCTTTAACATTAATTGTAGTAAGAGGTGCGCCACCACTACTTAAGATTAACTTTAAACCACCATCAGTATTAGGCGTCATCCTAATTATATAGTCAGTGTTTATGTACATAGATTTTGCTGTAGACACTTCGGTAACTTCTATAAACATATTGCCCTCACATTAAGTTTAAAAGTGCAACTTCGGCTTTGAGAAGATCTGATGTCAACTCTCAAAATGCCGGTTTAAGTTTCACGAAAACAGCATTTATAGCAGCTTTGTGAGGTGGACCCAAAGAAGAAACAGCTTTCGTGTGTATTTGTATGTATAATTAATTGCAGTTTTGGGGAGAACTTATAAGGCCATCTGACCTTATATAAGACTTAAATGCTGCTGACGGCTATCTAAAACGTCACTGTAAAGGAAGCCAAAACGCTTCAATATCTGCATACCAGATACTTTGATATACCGTATAGGCGACAAGATTTAACCTGTCTTAGATCTCTGCCATGAATGTAGCTAGTTTCTGGCCATTACGGCCAAACATAAACCGGAATACAACCAACAGGACATAGCCGTGAGTAACGCAGTTATTAATACACTTGAAAATTGGTTCAAAACACATTACTCGGAGAGTTTTATAAGAGAAAATTTCAAATTAATTCGAAAGGAAAAGAGCATAGAGCACAAGCAGTTCGATGGCAGGGTAGCTGTAAATGATGCTACTTTTAGAAAAATAGCAAGTCCTTGGGATTCGTTACACACCGTCATAAACCTTCACTTGATGATAGAAGG